GGAGATGTTGGCTTCGCTTGGACTAAAAGAAAGATAGAAGAAATAGGTAAAGAAGAAAAATTTATAGATATGAAAAATAAAGAAGTAAGAACATTTAATGTTCAAGACTTAGAGCTAAGAATGGACGGAGAGAATCCAGTAGTAGTAGGCTACGGTGCAGTCTTTAATAGTGAGTCAAATGACTTAGGAGGTTTTAGAGAGTTTATAGCTCCTGGTGCTTTTGAAGGACGTTTAGAGGACGATGTAAGATTCCTAATTAATCACGATGGCTTACCACTAGCTAGAACTACTAACGGAACTCTAAGACTATCTGTTGATGAGAGAGGATTAAGGTATGAGGCTAAGTTAAATCCTAATGTATCAACGTCAAGAGACTTAATCGAATTGCTTAAAGACGGTACTATTAACCAGTCTAGCTTTGCATTCATTGTAGAGGATGACTCTTGGGAGGTAAAAGACGGAACTAACTACAGAACGATTAACAAAGTATCTAGGCTTTACGATGTAAGCTCTGTAACTTACCCAGCTTATGATGCTGCTAGTAGCTCTGTAGCTTTACGTTCTATGCAAGAATGGCAAGAAAAAGAAGAAGCTAAAAAACTAGAAGAAAGTTTAGAGGCTGAAAAATTAGAGGGTATAAAAGAAGAAGAAGATTTGAAACAGCGCTCCCTCAATGAAATGCGTTTAAGAATCTTAAAAAATAAATATTAATATTAATTTTCTATAAAATGAAAAACTCAAAATCTTACAAAGAGGAAAGAGCTGAGGTTATCGAAAAGATGGAAGGACTTGTAGCATCTGCTGAAGGTCGTGACTTATCTAACGATGAGCAAAGCAACTTTGACTCTTTAAATGATAAAGTAGAGGAGTTAAATAAGATGGCAGTTCGTGCTGAATCTTTTGAGAAACTTCAAGCTACTAAAGCTGTTAAAGAAGTAACAGAAAACACTCCTAGCGAAGTGAGAGACTATTCTTTCCAAGATGCTATGAATCAAGCTGCAACTGGTCGTTTAGAAGGTCTTGTAAAAGAGATGGACCAAGAGGCAAGAAACGAGGCTCGTTACACTGGTCAATCATTCAAAGGTATTGCTATACCATCTTCAATTCTAACTCGTGCTGCTGTAGCTACTGCTGCTGGTAACGCAACTGAAGTTATGGCTTGGACTGACCAATTAGAAGCAAACTTAGTTTTGGCTTCTGCTGGTGCTAATTTTTACTCTGGTGTAGACAATATGAAGTTCCCAGTATTTAGTGCTATCAACTCTGGCTTCGTTGCTGAGACTGGTGGTTCTGCTCCAGCTGCTAATGGTACTGCTTCTAGCGTTACTTTAGAGCCTAAGAAACTTATCTCTATTGTAAATGTTTCTGCTGAGGCTATCGCTCAAAATGCATCTATCGAGGCTGCATTGAGACGAAATATGGCTCAGTCTGTTGCTGCTACTTTAGAAGCTGCTTTATTAGGAACTGGTGATGTATCTAACGCTCCTACTTCTATCTTCGCTGACGCTGCTACTGGACCAACTGCTGTAACTGCTGCTGATTGGATTGAGATGGAAACTGACTTAATCGCTAATGGTGTACAAATTAACGGAGCAAGAATGGCTTACTTATTAGACCCATCTGCATACGCTACTGTAAAATCTTTAGCACAAGTTTCTAATGTTTCTCCTATCTGGGACAACGCTAGAAAAGAGCTTAATGGCTACTTCTCTTTCGTATCTCCTAACGTAGGTAACGGTGGAACTGCTGGTAAAGACCACGCTCTATTCGGAGACTTCTCAAAATGTCACATTGCTCAGTTCGGTGGCCTGGATGTTATTTATGACATCTACACTAACGCTGGAACTGGTGAGCCAAGATACATCTTGACTTCTTTAGTAGACGGAGACTGTGTACAAAATGATACTGCTTTTGTTAAATTAATTGAAGCGTAATTTGTTTATTTTAACGGAGGGAGTGGAAACACTCTCTCCATTAATTTTTTTTTAAATGGAATACTATAACTACAACTTTAACACATTAAGAGGCTCTGACTATGTGCCTTATGGTAAGTTAGTTCTAAAGACTGCTCCAACGTCTACGGTAATATCATTATCAGAGGCTAAAGCATTTTTAAGAATAGACTCAGACTATGACGATGACAATACTTATATTACGTCTTTGATTAATGTTGCTACGCAAGTTGTAGAAGAGTTCACTAGACGTAGATTAATGACTCAGACGTATAATATATTTTACGATGAGTTTCCTTCTTACATTGATTTACAAGTAGGAGATGTTGCTAGTGTTACTCACATTAAGTATTACGATGCCGACAATACATTACAAACCTTAGCAGCATCTAATTACGATGTTGATACTAAGGTCAGACCAGGAAGGATATATGAATCGGAGAATGGAGACTTTCCAAACACTTACGAAAGACCTAACGCTGTAGAGGTTGAGTTTATAGTAGGTGCTACAGCTAGTGACGTACCAGCTCCAATAGTACAAGCTATTTATATCATCGTTGGTCGATATTATGAGAACCGACAAGATGTTGTTATGGGAACTCAAGTAAATGAATTACCACTTATGGTAGACCACTTATTAACTCCTTACCGATTGCTTGAACTATGATAATAGGCAAACTAGATAGAAAGTTAAAACTATACACACAGACTTACTCGACTAACGCTTATGGCGAGAGAGAAGTATCTGATAATAGTTACGTTACCATCTACGCAGACTTTGACTTCAAAGGTGGCAACACTAACTTCGATGCTGATGCCTTAATCAATGACGAGCGTATAGAGTGCTTAATAAGATACAGAACAAACATTGGAGTAAGTCCACAATACTTTATCTCTAATGGCTCTACTAATTATTCTATCAAGAGCATAAAAGAAATAGGTCGTAAAGATGCTATGGTTCTTTTATTAGAGAAGAATGACGTAGTAGACTTATCACAAACGGCTCCTAATCAATTTGTCTTTACTATTGACACAGAGAATACATCTAGTGGCTCTAGTTTAAATACTCAGTTTATGATGCCATTGGTTAGTGGTGGTAGTTATAACGCTACGGTAAATTGGGGAGATGGCTCTAGCGATACAATAACAAGTTACAATCAGCAAGAGGTTACACACACCTATAGTAGTGCTGGACAATACGAAGTAAGCATAGAGGGAACATTACAAGGATGGCAATTTAATAACGCTGGAGATAGGCTTAAAATGCTTGACGTAAAACAATGGGGAGTCTTAGACTTATCTACTAACGCTGCTTTTTATGGTTGTACTAATTTAGATGCTAGTGCTACAGATGCTCCAACTATTTCTACTACTTCTTTTTATCAAATGTTTAGAGATTGCACTAACTTTAATGGAGCTATTGGTAATTGGGATATAAGTACAGTAACAAGAATAGACCAATGCTTTTATGTTTGTTCTACATTCAATCAGCCTTTAAAAAATTGGAATGTTAGTAATGTAACTAATATCAGTTATATGTTTTATAATTGTAACACTATTGACCAAGATTTAAACTCGTGGGACACTTCTAATGTTAATAATATGTTTGCTGCATTTTACAACTGCTCACAATTTAATGGAGATATATATAGTTGGGACACTACTAACGTAGAAAATATGAGTGCAATGCTCTACAACTGCGACCTATTCGACCAATCTCTAGCAGCGTGGTCTATAGGTAACGTCACTGACTTTACTAACTTTATGCAGAACGCTACTGGTTTATCTACTTCTAACTACGATGCAACGCTAATAGCTTGGCAAGCTGGAGGACACGATAACGATATTAGTATAAACTTCGGAGGCTCACAATTTACAGAGTCAGCTTATGCTGCACGATTTAGCTTAATAGAGGACGATGGTTGGACTATTGTTGATGGTGGTATCTTTAACCCAACACCAGCCGATTACATAAGCATACTAACAACTAGAGTAGTAGCTGCTGGAGGAGTAGTAGAGAACACTACAGACAGCCAAGCATTTTTACAAGAACTAAACGATATAAGCTAATGGCAGACGGACTATTAAATAAAGCAAGTATTATCTTAACTCCTACTGGTTACAAGGCTGGTACGCTTTACAACGTAGCACCAGTAGTAGAGCCTTATGAGGACTTTGACTTTGCTAGAGCTAGTGTTGCTAGTCGAGTTAATTCTAGTGGCTTAGTCGAGATGGTAGGACGTACTCTTGGTAGTGAGTTAGTTACTAATGGAGACTTTAGCACATCTGGAACTCCTAACACATCTAGTTTTACTTTGGGCTGGTATTCTAATACATCAAATGTAATTATAGAAAATGGTAGTCTAACAATGTCTAATTCTGCTTCTGAATCAGATTCAAGAGCATATGCTACTAACGGAGTATCTTCAAATAATATTTTGACAACTAATAAAACTTATGAGCTTAAATATGATATAATAGAAAATAATGGAGTTACGAATTTTAAATATTATTCAAGTTCTGGAATATTCATATCAGCACCAAGTGTAGAGATAGGTAGTTATACTATTTACATCAAAAACACGAGCAATCAATTATTTTTATTTCAAAATTCAAGTACAAATTCTAGTATAAAAATAGACAACGTATCAGTCAAAGAAATAATAGACACCAACAACATACCACGAATAAACTATGATAGTAATGGAGATAATGGTCATATATTGTTAGAGCCTACTTCTACTAATCTTATTACTTATAGTGAGGATTTTACTCAATGGAGTAAAGAAGCATCAGTTACTTTAACTTCTAATTATGGTATATCTCCTGATGGCACACAAAACTCTACAAGAATGCAAATGAATGCAGATGATAGTCTTTATATATCTACATCAAGTGGTTTAACAGCTAGTTTTTATGTTAAAGGTACACTAGGAGAAACGATAAGATTGTCAAATGGTTCAGCAATAACACACACATTAACAGGTAATTGGGATAGAGTAGAAACTTACGATAGTAGTTCAGCATCAAGTTTAATATCAATAAATACTTATAGTGGTGCAACAGCAAGAGATATTGAAATATGGGGTGGTCAAGCAGAAGCCTTATCCTACGCTACATCGTACATACCAACACTAACAGGTAGTACAGTTACAAGAGCTACAGAGACTGCAACTGGTGCTGGTAGTGCTACATTAATAAACTCAACAGAGGGTGTGCTATATGCAGAGATAGCTGCTTTAGCGGAAGAAAGCGCAAGTAAAAGAATTACAATAAGTGATGGAAGTTTAACAAATAGAATAACTTTAAGTGTTGCAGGAAATATAATAAGTGGTTTTATTAATGTTAATAACGTAACTCAATATACTTTTTTTGAGTCTGGTCAAAACATAACAAGTTTTAATAAAATTGCAGTCAAGTATAAAGCTAATGATTTTGCATTATGGATAAACGGAGTAGAATATGATATTAGTACAAGTGGCTCTATTTTTTCAGCTAATACTCTTAATGTAATTAATTTTGCTAACGCTACTATTACAGATAATGATTTCTATGGTAAAGTCAAAGCACTAGCAGTATTTAATGAGGCTTTAAGTGATGCAGAACTAAATAATTTAACTGGCTGATGAGTTTAAGATTAACAGAAATATGTTACCCAGAGGTAAAGAGTTACTACATCGTATGGAACGATAGCGATGCGATAGTATCGTATGGAGTGCTAGAAACCTATCAATGCTTAGAGACTAAGTGGTCTGATGTAGACTTATACACTAAGGAAATAGATTGGATAAATATATTAATAGATAACGGTATTAACCCTTTTCCAGAGCAATAATGGCAATAGGAACAAGTAAAATATTAAGAGGTAATCAAGGTGGTCACGCTGGTTTTGTTACAGCTACCATTGATGAGAAAGAGCTGAAGTCTTTAATTAAGGATTTAGAGAAGCTTAATATGTCTGATAGTAAAAACAAAACACTATTGAGACAAGGAATGCGTAAAGCTGCCAAGCCTATACTACAAGAGCTTAAGTCTATTGTTCCAGTTGAATCTAAACAACTTAAAAAGTCTTTAGCTGTTATAAATGGTAAGAACGTAAAAGGCAAACCACCTACAGTATATATAGGACCAAGAGTTAAAAAATCATTTGCTAGTAAAGAGAAGTCTGGATTTTATTTCTATTTCTTAGAGTATGGATTTAGAGGTATTCCAGGACTTAGAATGTTAGATAAGACTGCTGCTAGTAAAGGCAATACAGCTATTAATAGTGTTATAGGAGAAATAAAAAAACTCATTGACAAAAGAATGAAGTAATGGAGATAGGAAAAGTAATATATAACATACTTAGCAACGACTCAAACGTAGCTCCATTAGTTACTACAAGTGGAAACTTGAGAATCTTTCCTAGTCGTTACAATTTCCCTACAGACGTTAAGTTACCTTATATAACTTATCAGATGTTTGGAGATGAGCCTAACAACACTAAGAACGGAGTAAGTGAGTATGACTATGTTAGAGTACAGATAAGCATATATCACAATAGCTACGCTGATATGGTAACTCTAGCTGGTCACGTTAGAACAGCTCTAGACTACGTTAGTGGCACTTATAGTGGAGTAGTAGTAGACAAGATATTTTACCAAGACCAGAACGAGCTTTACGATGATTCTGCTGGTAGTATTGGTTTGTATGGTATAGCACAAGATTACAGATTTAACATAAATAGATAGATATGTATAAAGTATATATAAAAAAAGATATTGAGATTCGAGGAGTAGAATATACGAAAGACGAGTCTTATGAGGTAAGTCAAAAAATCTATAGAATATTAATATTCAATGATGCTTTAGGCAAACCCAAAAAGAAATCTAAGAAGAAAATCGAATCTTCTGATGATTTAAATATTAGCTAATTATAAATTTAAAAATTAAAAAACGATGGCAATTTTCAATGGAACCGATTTAATTATCGAAATTCAAGAAGTAAATGGCGTTGCAGCAGAATACAAACTGCTACACGCACAAAATGTAAGTTTAAGTATTAATGTAGATACAATAGACATCTCAACAAAAGACTCTGCTGGTTTCAGAGATTTGTTAGGTGGTCAAAAGTCTTTTAGTATTTCTGCTGATGGTGTATATGATGTATCTCCTACTGCTGGAACTACAACAGACCCAAGTGATTTAGTAACTCAGATGTTAGCAAGAACAGCAGCAACTTTCACTTTTAAATATAGTGGAGAAACTACTGGCGATGCTTACTATACTGGTTCTGCATTTGTAACAAGTTTTGAGGCTAGTGGTGGTGTAGAAGATGCTCCTACTTATTCCGTATCTTTAGAAGGTACTGGAGCTATAACTCAATCATTTGTATCATAAATAATTTCTTTGTTGGTTGGGGATTGTGCTACGGCACGTCTCCCAACTAGCAAAAACTTAAACTAACAAAGATATGTACGAAATTGTAATAATAAACGGAAAGGATTACCCAGTAAGATTTGGAATGAACTCGTTGAGGTTATTTTGTAAAGATACTGGAAGAAGTTTAGCTGACTTAGATAAGCTAGGAGATGGTATGAGCTTAGATGATGCTTGTTATCTAATCCTAAACGGAATAAAAGACGGCTCAAGAGTGAGTGGTCAAGAATGTTCTTTAAATGTTGATGATGTCGCAGACTTGCTAGACGAAGATTTTGACGCACTAAATAAAGTGCTAGAGATATTCTCTAATCAATTCTCCGCTAAATTTGAGACAGAGGGAAACGTGAAAGCTCCGAAAGGGGCGAAGAAAAAGAAGTAACTTGGGATAAGTTAGAAGCTATAGGTTATGGCTTCGGATTATTACCTCAAGACTTTTGGAGTTTAACTTTTCACGAGTTTATCTGTATGCAGAAAGGCGTAAACGATAGAGTAGAGAAAGAACAGCAATGGGAATGGGAGAGAGTAAGATGGTTGGCTTGTGTTAATTTACAGCCACACACTAAGAAAGGACAAAACCTAACTCCAGACAAGTTAATTAAATTTGATTGGGAGAAGAAACAAGTTAAGACTGACATCGAGAAACAAAAGAAAAGGGCAGAATATATTAAAAAGAAATACGAATTGTTAAACAAAGACAATGGCTGAGAAAACATTAAGCGTCAAATTATCCTTAAACGATAAGCAGTTTCAAAGTGCTTTAAGAAAGTCTACTAGGTCTATTCAAAGATTTGGTAAAAAAATGCAAGGCTTTGGAGATACTATGACTAGAAACATTACGCTTCCAGTTGTAGGTCTTGGTGCTGCTGCTGTTAAGTTAGCGTCTGACTTTGAAGAAACCCAATCTAAATTTAATACTGTATTTAAAGATATATCTGACAATGCTCAAGCAGCATCAAAAGAGTTATCTGATAGCTTTGGATTAAGTTCTAGGGCTTCGATGCAATTACTTTCTGATACTGGAGATTTATTAACTGGTTTTGGATTTACACAAGAAGAAGCATTAAAGCTATCTAAAGAGGTAAATAAACTAGCAGTAGATTTAGCATCTTTCACTAATGTAGAAGGAGGAGCTGAAGCAGCTAGTAAGGCTTTGACTAAGGCACTATTAGGAGAAAGAGAATCTATTAAGCAATTAGGAATAGCAATAACAGAAGCAGATTTAAAGTCCTTTGCTGCTGAACAAGGTTTGGTATTTAAAGAATTAGGACGAGTAGAGAAAGCTACTTTAACTTATCAACTAGCATTACAACAAAGTCAAAACGCTGTTGGAGACTTTGCAAGGACTTCTGATGGATTTGCTAATCAATTAAGAATACTAAAAGCAGAGTTAGAGGATGTAGCAGTACAACTAGGAGTTGAGATTTTACCTTTAGCTAAAGACTTGGTTAGTGGACTTAGAGACTTAGCTAAGTTTACCAATAGATTCTCTAGTGAACAAAGAACAGCAGCTTTAAAAGTAGCTGGATTTGCAGCAGTATTAGGACCAATAATAACCGTAGCTGGTAAAATGATTACAGCATTTTCTAAGTTGAGACTATTTTTCTTAGGTAGTTTATTACCAGCTTTAATAAATATAGGGAAGGCTTTAGTAGCCTTAACTCCACAAGGTAAGATAATAGCTGGTGTAATATTAGCTGCTCAAGGTATTTATACTTATTGGAATGATTTAACTACTGTTTTTGACAATGTTAAAACATCTATTGAAGGTCTATTAGAAAAACTAGGACTACTTAAAAAGGAAGAAGATATAGCTTTAGATTTTTCAATACAAGACCAATCTGGTCAAGTATTTACTATTGAAGAACTAAGAAGAAGAACAGCAGCTTTTAAAGGAACAAAGATTGTACCTAAAAAACAAGTATCTCCAGAGGAAGCAGAACGTCAAAGACAAATGGGTATTGATAAACTAGAAGCAAGTCAATTACAATTTGCTGAATCTATAAAGGTAACATCAGTCGCATTAAAAGAGGTAAAAAATGATTTTGCAACACTACAACCAATAGTAGAAGAATTTGAGGAAAGTGTTTCTGGTATTGATTTAGCAGTACAAGAAATGAACTCTATCTTTGGACAATTTGGCTCTAGTATTCAAGGAGCTTTTGTAACTGCTTTACAGAGTACAGATGGCTTTTTTGTTAGCCTTATAGACGGAATCAAAAGAGCTGTAAATGAAATGCTTAGTCTTTTATTAGTAACAGCTATATTCAATGCTTTGCTAGGAGGTACAGGTATGGGCGCATTAATGGGATTGAAAGATATAGGAGGATTTGGTGGTATAGGAGACGTTTTTGGAAGGTCTGTTGTAGGAGAAACTCCAGACTTATTAAGTGGTGTAGGAGCTAGGTCAATGATAAATACTGGAGGTACAACAGAAGTCTTTGGTGTAATAAGTGGAGCTGATATATTACTAAGTTCAGATAGAGCACAAGCAAATAGAAATAGAACAAGAGGTTACTAATGAGCAGACAAAAGAAACTAGAATTAAGTTTACAGAGTGACAATGGCACTTACTATAGAATAGACGTTTATAACAATAACGCTATTTCATCAACTACCTATACTCCTAAGCTAGGTGCTGATGGTTTTACTTTAACCTATCAGACTGACAATGACAATCGTTTTACTGGTTTAATTCCAAGTGAGGTAACATTTGATATATTAGTAACAGAAGAGGGAGAACAAGCTATAGTTAATGATATTAGAGGCTCTGTTTATGGTGGCTTTGATATGTCTATATTCAAAAGTACTGATGATGTAACTTATGAGCTTTATTGGGCTGGTTTATTACTAAACGATATATCTCCAGAGCAAGATATTTCTAGACCAACTAGAATCAAATTAACTGCTGTATGTGGATTAGCTCCTTTAAGAGATATAGACTTTAATATAGATACTGGTTATAGTACTCCTTCTAGTTTCCAAACTTTAACATACTTTCAAAATATCTTTAACAATCAGATAGGTTTAAAAGACTATTATTGGGGTGTATCTGATGATTATATCATAACATCTGTAGAATGGACTACAGACACTATGACTAGCCAAGCTAATAGAGACCCATTAGTTTCTAGTAGGTTTAACTTTATGGCTTATGTTGATGTAGACGAAGAGACTGGCACAAAAAAATTTAAAAGCTCTTTTGAGTTATTAGATAATGTTTGTAAGGCTTGGGGAATGAGATGCTTTTTATCTGATGGCAAATGGCACTTAATACAAGTGAATAACTATGATAATTGGAAAGCACCAAACACACATTACTTTAGAAAGTATTACAAAAATAGTGGCACTACCATAGCTGCTTATGGAAGTACAAGTTATACAACATCAGAGGGAACTAATATAAAAAGATATGGAGGCTCGTTTGATTTCTTACCTATATTTAGAAGTGTTGAAACTCAATACAATCATCTAAGTCCATTTGATATGCCTTTCTTTTATTATCAAAATAATGTTGATAGTGCTACAAGCTCACAATTTCAAGCTACTTCAAATGAGATTCCTATATGGAATGGATATAAAATAAGCAATGTTTTAGTTTCTAATGCTTCTGGCGCAACTGAGCCATATTCTATCAATAATGCAGATGATGACAAATTAGTAATATCTCTTGGTAATATAACAAGTGTTACTGGAAGTGGTATTTTATTTAATAGAAATTTTCAGATATATCCTTTAGTTAGTGGAATGAACTTTACAGATGTTAGTGGTACTAATGAATTTATACATACTAGAATTTTTGCTAGATTCAAATTGGTTGGTAGTTCACAAACTTATTACTTTTTACTTTCTAACTTTGTTGACCAAGATTGGATAACATCTGATATTTTTACATTATCTAGAGCTTTTGGATATGCTAACCTACAACAGCCAAATCAAAATCAAAATACAGTAAACTTATATTGTCAGACTACTGAAATTCCAGTAGATGGAGAATTATTTTTAGAGGTATTTGCTAGACCATCTTATAACAATTTTGCTAATGTATTTGATGATAATAATTCAACAACAGAAATAACTGAATCAACAACAACGATAGACCCTTTTGATATATTGATATATTCTCCTCCAGAAACTTCTCAAGAGCTTGGTATAATTTACACAGTAGATGATAATGTATCAATAAAAAAGTTCTTTAGAGCCTTCAATCAAGTAGGAGGTTCTACAATAACTAACGGTGTAAAGTTTGAAATACCAGAATTGTTTATTGGAACTGGTCCAACAAGTGGAGCTGTAGGTAGAATTGAGACTTATAATTACACTACTACATCTTGGGAAGATGGTACTAATCAAACTTGGAAAGCATACAATACTGGTACTGGTAAAGAAATTACTCAGCTTCTAGTTGAGGAGGTTATGAAAGGTCAAGCTAGTGGTTCAAGAGTATTTGACGGAAGTTTGAAGCTAACTAGTGGAGAGTTAAATTATTTCGAAGGAATAGAAATAGATGGAACAGCTTTTATACCTTATCAAGTAAGTTATAATGCTAATGAAGATACTTGGTCTGGAGAATGGTATGGAATTAATTTAAGTGGTAATACATTAAGTTTAGTTACTGGTATTATATCAAATATTCCAGATGCTAACGAATTTGAACCTTGGTAATATGGGAAATTTAAGAAACTATTTGAGAGGAGAAAGTGTTGCAGTAGTTAGTCAAGATACTACTAGCTTGACATTGACTTTTATAAATATAATACCTACTACTAGCACTAATACACTTCTAAAGAGTGGAGATGTGGTATATGTTATATGTGCTGATACTGGCTCTAATATTGAGTTAACTTTAGATGCTGATATAAGTTATGATTCAACACGTATAACATTTGCTTCTACTACTGTTAGTCAGTTAATTCCAGGAGGCAGTGTTGTTATACTAAATAGAGAAAATAAATACAATTCACTATTCAGAGACTACACTATAGTAACTCATAAACTTTTTGAGTTAGGTAATACTCACGGTAATACAAATCTAATTAATCCACAAAACCCAACAGAAATTACAATTAATGCTGGTGCAGTTTGGGCTGATGGAGATACAATATCTAACGAGGCTACTGTTTTTAATATTTTTAGAAGTCCACACAATGGATGTAAAATAGAGAGAATAACTTGGGATGTTCAGACTGATTCAGCAACTAGACACGATGGAATATTTGAGCTATGGAAAAAACCAATTACAGAGAATGGGACTACATCAACAGATATTGTTTTAGTTGATGATTTTGCTTTTACTTCACAAAACGATGTAAACTATGTATTCAACAGAGATGTAACAATAACAGAAACATTAAACGCTAACGATTGTCTAATTCCATCTTTTAGAAAGATTAATAGCACATCTAGTAGCGATAAATTTTACGCAACATTATCGCTATTGATTAGCACAGACCCACGACAATAATGAAAAATTTATTAAAAGAAACATCAGACGTATTAGTACTAAACACCACTACATTTACCTTTGCTACTTTAGCTGATGTTGAGGTAATATTAAAGATAGCTGTATTATTATTGTCTATTATATATACAACTGACAAGATTATTTATAACCGTAAACGAAGAAAAAACAATGAATCTAAAAACGTGGAGAAAAAGTCTAAATAAAGTAGAACAAGAAATGGCTCTTAAACACTTTAAGCTAAGTGAGTTTGACTCTCCAGACTCTAAAGGTAGTGGTAAGAATATGACAAGAGAGTTTCTAAAGAAATTAGACAGAGCTAGAGATATAGCTAAAATACCTTTTAAGATAACATCTGGATTTAGAACACCACAACACAATGAAAGACTAAGAAAGCAAGGCTATAAGGCTAGTGCTAACTCAAGCCATTTAAAAGGCTGTGCTGCTGATATAGTTTGCAAAGATAGTGGAACTAGACAAAAGATAGTAAATGGTCTAATACAAGCTGGATTTACTCGTATCGGCATAGCTGACTCTTTCATACATTGCGATACTGATAAAGATAAAAATGACGCTATATGGCTATATTAGGAAATATACTAGGCAACTTATTAGGCAAAGCAGATAAGATTGTCGATGAGGTAATAACATCTCAAGAGGAAAAAATGCAGTTAAAGAACGAGCTGCAAAAGATTATCCAAGAGCAAGAAGCTTTAATAGAACAAGAAGTTACTAAAAGATGGGAGTCAGATAACTTACAATCTAGTTGGCTTCCTAGAAACATTAGACCGTTAGTATTAGCGTGGCTTGTAGTTTCAACAACTTTGCTTATATTTATAGACGCTGGAGTTATTACATTTAACGTAGATGACGAATGGAAAAGCACAATTACTGCAATTTTAACTATAACGATTGGAGCTTATTTTGGAAGTCGTGGGTTGGAAAAAATAAAAAATAAATGACAAAGGAAAAGAGGTATAGACTAAAGACAGATGAATGGGAACTTATAGACGAATATAGAAAAGACAAAGAAAGGCAATCTCTATTAGCTGACGAATGTAACGAGGCTGGTATAGATGTCGGCTCTGTTTCACATTATTGGTATAAAAGCCAAAAGTTCTCAATATTTGCTAAACCTAATGAATTTACTAAAGATGACTTTTTACAATCTATTGAGGAGCTTATCTCACAATACTCTCCTAAATATCCCTCCATTGATTATCCTACTAGACAAGATGGCCACCTACTTATAATAAATCCAGCAGACGTACATATTGGCAAATATGCCGATGCTACAGAAACTGGAGACGAATACAATATAGAAATAGCTAAGAACAGAGTAAGAGAAGGAGTTAAGGGTATTTTAAGAAACGCTGAGGGTTTCCCTTTAGAAAAAATAGTTCTTTGCATAGGGAACGACATACTGCATACAGACAACGTACAAGGTAACACTACAAAAGGCACTCCACAAGATAAAGACGGTAAATGGTATAAACACTTTACAGAGGCGTTAGAGCTTTACGTTGAGGTAGTAGAGATGCTAATGCAGTTAGCTCCAGTTGATTGTGTTCATTCTATGAGTAATCACGACTATATGAGTGGCTTCCATTTAGCACACGCTCTAAAAGCTTGGTATAGAAATACAGAAGCTGTAAGCGTAGATGCCGACCCAATACACAGAAAGTACTATAAGTATAAGAATAGTCTAATAGGATTGACTCATGGAGACGGAGCTAAGTTACCTAACTTACCTTTGCATATGGCACAAGAAGAACCTAAGATGTGGGCAGATACTAAATATCGTTATTGGTATTTACACCACTTACACCACAAACAACGCTACAAGTTTATGAGTTCTTTTGATAACGTAGGAGTGACGGTAGAGTTTTTACGCTCTCCAAGTGGCTCTGATGCTTGGCACTATCAAAAGGGATATACTGGTAGTATTAAAGCAGTTGAGGGATTTATACATAATGAATACGGACAAATAGCACACTTAACACATATTTTTTAATATATTTGCGAACTTGTTTAAAATCAGAGGGAGTTGTTACCCTCGTATTTGGTTTGTTTTAGGGGGTAGATTAACGTCTATCCCTTTTTTTTATGCCTATATTTAAAAAACTTTAACATTTTTTTACTCTAGTAAACTAAAATAATTACACTTTTTTTGTTAAAAAGTTTGCACAGAATAAAAAATGGTTATATATTTGTACCAACAAACAAACTAAAACACAAAACAATGACAACTAAAACACAAAAAGTTCAACACATCTCAAGAACAATTCAATTTAAAAAATCTCCTAATAAAGGTAAGTATTTTATGAATCCAAAACTATTAGATTTTCTTATTGATAAATTTACAAAAGAAACAAAATGCAAATTTGTAGATTTTGATTTAGTAAATGATAAAAAAATAGTTTTAATGGGGGTAATTAAATAACTAAAACAACTAACAATGCAAGATTTACACCAACAGAAATTTTTAAATGCTAAATTAGAGCTTGGAACACAAGTACAATTCTTTAGCTTTACATTAAGTCAATTATGCTCTTATTTAATGGTTTTAGCGTTTCTAACGCTACTTCTGTTAAATTTCATACCAACATACTACACAGAGGTATTAAGCCTTTATACTGGCTCTTTTATAACTATGGTAGTTTTTTACATTATATACGGAACTAATTAAAATCAATAAATATTATGAAAAAAGTAGTAAAAACAGTAAAATCAGATGGCTCTTTTGAGTCGCAATACGGACATTTCTATAAATGGCTTATAGAGTTTGAAAATAACTTTGTAGGTGAATACCTATCCAAGACTGAAACACAAAACAAATTTGTAGAGGGTCAAGAGGTAGAAATAGAAGTAACGACAAGAGAGTACAACGGTACTACTATCAACAAGATTAAACCAGCATCAACGTTTCAAGGTGGAGGTAATAGCTTTACAGCAGCTCCAAAGGATAACAAGACTCAAGAGTATATTATCAAGCAGAATGCTTTGACAAACGCTTGTAATATAGTTGGAGAGGCTGATATTCCTAAGATTATAGAAATAGCTGACGCATTCAAAGAATATGTTTTAAACGATGTTAAACCTAAATCAACAAAAAATGGAAACGACTTACCTTTTTAGTAAAGAATCACGAGAAGAAATATATGACTACGATACAGCCTACTGCTTCAGATTAAGACGTAAAGGTTGGATACACCTAAACAAGAAAGCTACTAAGCTCATTGAACACGATGACCATTACGAAGTTAAATTAGCTGACTGGTATATTAACGTAGGAGATAAACATATTGGAGCAATAATCAAAAGACAGCAAGAATGCTCTGACTTACAAGATTATTATTACTTTTTAAAGAATATAAAAGATGACTAAAAAAGAACGAATAGACAAGATTTTAAAAGATTCTCACTTGATAATCAACGAGGCTACTGGTACAGACATCAGTAAGACTAGAAAAGACGAAGCTAGGAGAGAATCAAGAAAGAAGCTTAGAGAGCTAAAAGACTTAGCTCCAGTAATTTATGAACGAGTAAAAGTAGAATTTGATGGATAAAGTGGAGAGAGTAAAAAACGTAGTCTGTTATGTTGGAAAAATTAAAAGAACTGAGCTTATTTCTAAAAGACGAGATAGATACATAGTAGATAACAGACGAATGGCTTTTGTACTTTGTAGAGATGTCTTAGAGATGGGATGGACACAAATAGCTAGAGAGTTTAAACTCAATCACGCTAGTGTTATGCACCACTACAAAAAGCACAAAGATTTAATTATATTTGACGAATACTACAGAGATAAATATTTAGATATGCTTGAGGTGTTTAAATTACAAATAGACTATGTAGAGCCAAAAGAGCTTATTAGAGAAGTAGTAAACATTAAAAAAAAGAGATATAACGATTATTTAAAACAAAAACTAAAAAACAATGAAAACTAAATTATCACAGAAACAGAAAGTATTAAGACATCTTAAAGAGATTGGACCAATAACTCCAGTACAAGCGTTCTTTGATTATAGTATTATGCGACTAGCAGCAGTAATCTTTGATTTGAAAGAAGCTGGTAATAATATAGAGACTACAATATTACACAGCGAGAATAAGTTTGGAGAGCCAGTTCACTATGCTCAATACAAATTAGAACAATGAGAAGAATTAGAGTAGAAAAGTCCACTAACTATACAACTATAAACAATGAGTTTATATTTAATAAGGACTTATCGTTAAAAGCTAAGGGGTTACTATGTCACCTCTTGGCTTTACCTAACGACTGGAAGTTATACGTTGAGGAGGTAGAGAAATGGCATACAGACGGCAAGGCTGCAATTTACTCAGCGTTTAAGGAGCTGACATCTAATGGCTATATGAAACGAGAGCAAAAACGTGAAAAAGGTAAGATAGTTTCTTGGGATTATATAATCTTTGAGAAACCACATATCGATTTTCAAGAAATAGAAAAGTTAGATATAGAAAAATTAGATATAGAAAATCGACCACTACTAAATAATAATAATACTAAATACTTAAATAAACTAAATACTAATAATACTAAAACAGAAGGGGATTATCCTTTTGAATTGAATTTAGAGGCTTGGAATTTATGGAAGGAATTTAGGAAAGAGCAGTCTAGAACTACCTATAAAAAATTAGGAGAAGCTGCTGCGATTTCTAAGCTATTAAGAATCTCCAACAACAACAAAGAACACCAGGCGCAAATTATTCAGCAGTCTATAGAGAATGGATGGAAGGGATTATTTGAGCTTAAAACAGAAAAACAAACTAAAGTTCAAAAGATACTAACTAACTATCAGAAAGGACTTGAAATGATAAACAAAGAATATAATGACTAAAGAACAAACAGCAGAGCTTAATTTATTAATCGCTACCTTTAGGTGCTTTAACGAGCAACTATACAATCTAAAAGGCTCACATTCTGGAGTAGTAAAGATGAAGTTTAATAGGCTAGTAAAAGTGGCTAATCAATATGAGAGAGAGATAGTCCAATGGACAGAGGGAAGTGAACAACTAGAGCTGATATATGACAGCCTAATGGAAGTATTAATAGAAGTAAAAAAGCAAGTAAATGAATAAATATTACGAGATTAAAAAACGTGAGGACGTAACGGTTAAAAATATGCTTGAGATATATGGTAAAAGCTCTAAGTATAGAAAGAAAATAACATGGGACACGTTTTACCTAATAACTGGTTGGACACATATACAAATAACAAAAGATGAAAGACAAAAGTAAACAAGTATGGTTCTTATATGCCAATGATATAAAAGAACTAAAAAGAGAATGCTATGAGATAATTGCAACTCTCTACGTTCAGCTAGGACAAGCTCCAGAAGCTGAGATAGTAGTACAGATGACTAATCTATTTTGTAATGACTTAGCTACAAACTACAGCTCTATGGAATTAGATGAGGTAAAGTTTGCTCTTAATAAACACATAAGAGAGAACGATGGACCACACTTTGTAAACGTACCAACGTGGAATGAAGCTCTTAGAAGTTACAAGATGACTAAAGCACTAAAAAAGCAAACTAATCAAATAGACCAATACGAAGTCTACAAAAAGAGAGTAGAGTCTTTTAGCAAGGTTATTGACAAGAGAGAAACTAAAAAGATAGGTAAAAGTGAATTATAAAGTAAAATCAATTAAATCAGAACTATGTAAAGAATGGTTATTAAAAAAACATTATTTAAAAAGAATGACAAGTTTTACATATTCATTTGGTCTATATGATAAAAATATATTAGTTGGCATTTTAACTTATGGAAATGCTATACCTTTAACTATGAAAAAGTCTTTATTTGGAGAAAAATATATGAATTTTGTTTATGAATTAAATAGATTATGTACTAATGATAATTTAAGTAAAAATGCTAACTCATATTTTATTAGTCAATCTTTTAAGTTATTACCTAAGCCTATTATCATTGTCAGTTATGCAGATTGTAATTTTGGTCACAATGGTTATGTATATCAAGCTACAAACTTCATTTATACTGGTAAAAGTCACACACAAAAAGATTGGAAATTAAAAGGTAAAGAACATATACATAGTAGAACATTAATGGATGAGTTTCCATATCAAAAAGATAGAATAAAAAAACTTAAAGAAAAATATGGAGATAAATTATATCAAGTTGAAAGACCAGCTAAAAATAGGTATGTTTATGTAGTGGCAAATAAAAAAGATAAAAAAAATATGATGAAAGAAAAATTGTTCGAAATAAAATCTTATCCTAAAGGACAAAATAAAAAATACAATGCAGATTATAAAACAACAATACAAACAGAACTATTCTAATGCCAACGACAATAAGTAAACTAAAGAAAAAGCTAGACAAAGTATTTAGCGAGTACATTAGAAAGCGTGATAGCGATTATAAAGGTAATTGCAAGTGTATTAGTTGTGGTAAAGAATATCCAGCTTTTGGAGGTAGTACTCACGCTGGGCATCTATTCAGCAGACGATACCTTAGCATTCGATACGATGAGCGTAACGTTAATAGCCAGTGTAGTTATTGTAATACTTTTCTGAACGGAAACCAAATAAAAGCAGCAAGAGGAGTAGAAAATAAATGGGGTAAGGGTACAGTCGATGAGTTAGAAAGTAGAATGCATATAGTAGTAAAATTAACAAGAGCTGATTATGAAGAAGCAATCGAAAGGTATAAGCAAAAGATTAGAGAGCTGGATTAACAATCGATTGTTTAAAACTTTAAACCCAAAAGATTGGGAAATTGAATCTATTTTATATATTTACAATAATGAAAAAGACAGTAATATTCGAAGGAGGAGTGAACAAGGTAAGCACTCTAGCAGACGGAACTCTTAGTATTAACATACATACTCAAGAGCTACCAGAAGAGACAATGATGAGAGTGTTTAGCTTACGTAAGTCTCCTGGAATGGTTCTAATAAGCTCTGACGATATAAGCAAGGCAGAGGTTGAAGAGGTTGAGAAGTTTACCACAGACTTTGAAGTAGGTAAGACTAAGACAGCTTCTCAAAGATTAAGAGCTGTACTATACAGAGTATGGGAGCAAAGTGAACAAGCATACGATTTTCCTATATGGTATGAGTCACAGATGGAAAGAATAATAAACAAGTATAAAACAACACTTGAGCAATAATAGGGCGACCAGGCATCAAGAGATATGGAAGAGAACGAAGAACGGACTAGAGCTTGTATTACCAAAAAAGATTAAAACAGACATAGGATTTCAGCTAATGTTTGGACATAGAGAGGACTACAGAGTAGAAGAAAAAAGGATAGAAGATAATGCTAACAGATACCAAGCAAAAACATATTTAAGTATTGAAGATTTTAAGCAGCATATTTAGAACACTATTAGCACTATTAGTTATAGTTAGTTGTTTACCTATATTTGTAGTAATATTCTTACACTTTTTTATAGTGGGATTTGTAGCAGAAGAAAATAAAAGGAATGACGATAAAACAAATGCAAGAAAAACAAATGAAGAAAGCATTGAGCAAGTATAGTACTATAGAAGAAGCTGCTAAAGTTTTAGGTATAAGTGCTAGAAAGTTATATTTCTTTAAAAGAAAAATAAAAGATGAAGATAATAGCATCGGTTAGTATAGAGGTTAGAGTAGACGATACAGAGTTATTAGACGATGCTAAAGAAAGAGCAATAGACGAACTAATAGACTCTTTAGAGGATTGGATAAATAATAACGGAATACCACCAATAATATCTATAGAGTATAAGCTACCAGAGATAGATGAGAATCAACAATTTTTAAACTAATGCCAAGTCTACCAAAAGGAAAGAAAAAGAAATGGATAGCAAGTAGTAAGAAGACTACTGGCTTTACTGAGAAGCATAAGAGCGAAAACTATGACTTCTATAATAGTAGAGCTTGGAGACAGCTTAGAAAGTGGCATATAGAACGAGAGCCACATTGCAGATGGTGTAGTGAAGAGGGCAAAGTAAATTATAAAGATAAGATAATCATTGACCACATTATTGAATTGAAAGAGGATATGAGTAAGGCATTAGATAGTGATAACCTACAGACTTTATGTCTACCACATCACAATCAGAAAACAGCGTGGGCAAAAGCAAAACGTAAAAGAAATGGCAAAGAGTAAATACTTCTACGACTATACAAGGAACAGAGACGAAGCTAAAGAAGTTATAAAAGACTTAAAGAGCAATCCTATACCTAACTACTATGTAGGTAATACTTATGGCTATGAAGCTCGTAAAGTATGTGAGGACTGGGATTTATCGTACAACATAGGAACAGCAGTAACCTATCTACTTAGAAGTAGTTACAAGCACGATAGTCCATACGATTGCATACAGAAGGCTATAAATCATTTACAATTTGAATTAGATAAACTTAACAACAGAGAACAATGACAAGCGAACTACTAGACTTATTCGAGGAAGCAAAGAGAATAATAGATAAGCAAGAACAACTAATTAAGTTACAACAATCATTAATAAAGACAATGCAACTAGGACTTCAAGGTGTAGAACTTAACGAGTTACTACTAAAGAAACAACTAGCAGACTTACAAGAGGAGTTGATGACCGTTACTAATGATTATATAGATGTAATGGGGGGGGGCGAAAAAGTATAACCAATATGTCAGTACAT